TCTTCGTCTTCGTTGTAGTCGTAATCTGGTTCGTCTTCGTCGACTTCTTCAACATCTTGATCTAGATAGTAGCTAATAGCATCATCTAGTACTTCATCAAACCCGCTAGCAGCACCAATAGTACTATCGCTAATACCGTAATCTGCTAGTAGGTCGACAAACCGTTCTGCTGCAACATCTTGTGTTTTCTTATCAAGATACTCTTTGAACAGCATCCAGATATCTGCTATTTGATTTTCATTCATTTTCTACAGGCTCCTCTTGTGGAATAATTTTATTTGAATGTAAATGGAATTTGGCCATCACCATATCTAATTTATCATCTTTCCACTCTTTCCTGTAAAATTTATGCGCTTCTCCAGTTTCTGGATCAACCCACTCTAATCTGTTGCCAGATTGTTTTAACAAGCCTGCTTTTTCAAACATATCCACTAAGCCCGAGTAAGGATTCATACCTGTTTCATATGGAATCTTTACTTGTAGTGTTTCAAAAGGCTTAGCATAACGTGTTTTCATAATCTTACAAGCAGCACGAATACCGTTAACTTCTGAAACTTTGTTACCGTCCTCGTCCTCTTTCAACTTCAGCTTTTTCATAGCAACTACAATAGAACTTGCGTATACAAAGCCTTGGCCGCCTGAAATTTTATCATCTGGATCAAACATATCTTGGCTAGCATAGGTATGATTAGTAGCAACTAATCCAACATTATAATTACCAAACATATTAACACAGTTACGCACTAATGCTGTTAGTGCTTTAGGTTTACGACCCATGTCGCCTTTTAGATCGCCCGCTTCAAATTGATTTACGTCAGTTGGGGTTAGTAACATACCAAGACTGTCTATAACAAATAAAACTTTAGGACGTTCCTCCATTGTCTTGTACTCTTTCATAAACTCGTTGATAGTTTTTGCAACATCATCAATCATAGCCATGTTAAGTTTCAACAACTTTTCTTCACTAGTGTCAACACCTAGTGCATGTAACCATTTCTCATCAAGCGCATTTTCACTGTCAATTAAGATACAGTAGATGCCTTGCGCCTGTGCGTTCTTAATAATATTACCAGAACATATATAACTCTTACCGGCGCCTGATTCGCCGGCAAATACAGTAACTTTACCCAAAGGAATACCTTTGTTAAAGTCGCCACTGATTAAGTAGTTTAAGGCGTAATTGCCTGTTCCAACCCAATCAGTGGGATCGTTAAAACCTACACCTAAGCCGTCAATCGACTTAGTTAGGGTCTTACGAAATTTTGATAAATCGAAGGCTTTAGATGCCATATTATTTTTCTCCTAATGATGTAAGGGGACCGAAGTCCCCTTATACTTACTTCTGACGATTACGGATCATTGCAAGAATGTCTTGCGCACGATCGCCAGATGCTGGTACCGATTCAGCTTTAGGAGCAGGTGCTGCCTTGGCTACTGGAGCAGGTTCATCATCAAAGTCATCTGCAGGTGCTGCTACTGCTGCCTTTTTAGCAACATTAGGATCACCAGTGTTTGAACTAACGCCTGCTGGACGGAAATATTGTCCCCAACGTTCCATGTCAAATGCTTCACCATCAACACTTGCTTCAAACATTTCTTTAATAACTTTAACTTCGACATCGCCCGGTTTCTTAGGCAAGTAGTCTTTCAAATTAAACAAACCATGTTGTTTGACCGCGTCTTGTTCTACGTCACTTAACGGACGAGTTTTACGACTCCACTTTGAAGTGGAATAGTCTGCATAGCCGCCTTTGCTAGTTTTGATTAATTTAAAATCAACGCCATTAACAAAGTCTGTTGGCAAGTCTTCCATTTCTGGATCTAACAACGCACCACGGATTAGTTGGAAAATCTGAGGTCCAATGATAAATCTACGGATTGGATTTTCTGGATGTTCCTTCTCGCCTAGGCCATCGTCTGTAACGAACCCTTGGAAAATATATGAACGTTTCTTCCAATACTTACGACCCATATCCTCAAGTGCAGGGTCTTTAAACCAACCACGTACTTCACTAAGGATTGGGCAAGTCTCGCCATACATTTCCATACAAGGTACGTTTACAATGGTTTTCTTGTTGTCAGTCTCGCCTTTGATACCAGCGAACTCCAACTTGATCATTGCACGTTCTACCCAGAAAAATGTGTTGTCTGTATTGCCATCGGGTAAGAATCGTACTACAGATTCATCCCCTTCTTTGAGATTCCAGAACGGGTAAATTGAATTATCACCACCTGTTCTTTCACCACCGCCTGTGCGGGTTTCTTGTTCTTTAAGTTTTGCGCGAATTTCAGCTAACGATGCCATAATGAGCCTCCTATATAATGTTATGCCTTTTATTTGCCTGTATTACCTTTACCTAATTGTAAAAGTAAAAAGTGCATATACCTTAGTATACGCACTTTTATTTAGTTCTGCAAGAGATTTTTTATTTAAATTTGATTTATTTCACCATTCAGCGTAGACCTGCAATTTTTAACATTGCTTGAATGCCTTCTTTAAAATTAGCATCACTTTGATCAAGTGGCTTAGCTGCGGCAGCAGCTGGTTTCAATTGTTGGTCAGTGTAACCACGTTTTTTCAATTCTTTATCTGCTTGAATTAATTGATCTTGCATACCTTTGAGCATATTCTGTGATGCTGGATCTGCACTTGCAGCCATTTGTTTGTCGCCAGATTGAGGTGCCATAAAATTAATGGTACTTTGCAGTTGTTGATATTTTCCAAACAATGTATCGTTGTCAACTTTGGTCAAATCCATATCTTGACCTGCTGGAGGCATTGGTGGAGGATTTGCTGGCTTTGGTGCTGGCTGAGTTGATCCTCCTGTAGGAGGCATTGGCGCGGGTGCTGCTCCAGCTTTTGGAGGCTCTGGTGCTTCTTCGATATCTTTTTCTGTAATGCCAGACAGCTTGCGTAGACGATGCATATCTTCAGCAGGGTTCTGTCCAGTTACTGCATTTGCAGCGTGTTTTGCAAGCTCATCTTTAGATGCGCCAACATAATTCTTACCAACATTAGCACCACTTGCTCCACCAAATCCAACACCTTGTACTTGTTGTTTAGTCTGACCGGTTGCTTTATCTGTTACAGCGTTTGTTGTAGTCCCGGCTAACTGGCCAGCCGCAATATCTGGGCCTTTCGTTTGTTGACTTGCAGTGGCCATGCCCAGGTCGTATTCTGCGTCTGTTTGCTTAGTATACCCGCCCGGAGTCTGTGTTTGAGATACAGATACATCGCCGTGATTAAAGTTAGAAGTTTGATCACCGGATGTTAGATCGACTTGGCCGTTGAAGCCCCCTATGCTAGGTGATTGATACTTAATAGCCTTACCAGTTTTATCATAGGTAAATGACCCCCACTCACCTGAATAAGATTTTGTACCGTCTTGATTTACAGTAAGTTTAGCGCCGCCATCTAACGCATAAGAAACTCCGCCTTCACGTGTCTTCTCTCCTTCAATGCCTTGAGGAAGTTGAGGAAGTGCCGGAGTTGGTGGTACTTTTATCTTTGGAGTATCTGCTTCTTTTAAATATTCTTTAAATGATTTCATCTTAGACCTGCTATCTTTAACATTGCAGTTAAGTCTGCATTTTCTGAAAAATTAGATCCTTGACGACTCTGTGCTTTCTCTCTCACGCGATCCATTGCACTGCCTTTTGAAGGTACTGAAGTGCCGGCTAGTTCAGATACACGGCCTAGTTCAGATTGATGCATACTATCAGTCATTTTCTTCATACGAAGTTCTTCGCTGATACCGTGTATACGCTCAATAACATGCTTGGCAACATTGCCAGCACCTTCACCAAATTCTTTTTCAGCAGCAATACAAACACCAGTTTCACCTTTAGGGAACGCACCAGTTTCTCTGTCGTAGAATGATTTTACAAATTCAACAATTTCTCGAGCGCCACTGTTACGTGGTCGCATATCCTCTTCATCTTCTGCTACGGGAGCAGCTTCTGGAGGAGCGGCAGGGGCAGCTTCTGGAGCGGCAGGAGCAGCAGCAGCTTCTGGAGGAGCAGCAGCAGGTTCAGCAGGAGCAGCAGCAGCAGGTTCAGGTGCAGGAGTTTCTGCTTCACCTTCAGGGAAGGTTAATTCACTCATTAGGTCTTCGTGATTAGTTTCTACCCAACCTTTAATTAAAGCATTTAATTCCGTTTCAGCAGGTGCGTCGTCTAACATTCGTTCAAACTCGTTATCGTTAATGATATCCTTTAAACTCATCTTAGCGTTAGTGCCGTCTTGCCCTACTTTTAAATTTTGTGATAATAAATCATTTAATTTTTCTATGGCTGCAGATTTAACTTCTTCATCTGTGCTAGCAATACCAGATCGGAAGAGCAC